CATCTTGCGGTTCAGATATGGGAGGAGGAACTCAACAGTTAGCAAGGAGAATAGACCACCAAGCTGTTGTTCAAGTTCAAGCTGAGTAAGGCGAACCTCTTCAGCAGTAGTACGCTCAGATTGACGGACACTTAGGATGAGGAATGCTTCAGACAACCGACGCTCAAGCTGCTGCATCATTGTCATGGCAGTTTGGAAGTCAGCAGTTTTACCCACTTGGATAACACCGATGTCTTCGGGTCTGCCTTGAACGATCGCACCGTTGCCTGCCTTCGCCAGCGTCTGTGCTTTAGTCGTGCTTGAGGGTGATACCACGAAGACGACCTTAGCGGCTGCTGCAGAGCCTTCTACGAGTGCCTGGGAGAGTGCATCAAGCGACTTAAGATCTCCCAAGAATTCCTCAACTCTACCCCGTCCATAGTTTTCGCCATCGACAGAATTGAAACGCAGTACAAGCCAAGGACTAGCATCCTTTGGAGCTTTGCTGTCTGATTTAGGAATTTTTTCACCATAGACTTCCTGGTGCCACAGCCAACGATTGTTGTCTAGACGTACATGAGTATAAACTTCTACGTCATTTTCATGTGAGAATCCTTCATCTAACAACGGACGTGGTTTCTCAACAATCTCTTTTGGTAGAAGATTTTTGTTAATAAGTTCTTTGGTTACGATCTCAATTACGTTACCGTTACCATCTCTATCGACAACGTAGCGATTCAGTGGGTAGTGTTTCAACCCATCCTCACCCATAAAGATCAGTGCATTACCACCAACCACCAGATGCTTGAGAGCCTGGTGAACAACGACACGATCACTGGAAGCAGCAATCGAATCCATCACCATACGCTCCATCTTGGCAAAGCTAAGGTCAAGTTCAGAACGGATCTCAGCAGGCAGTTCGGTGCCTAGCTTATCATCACGTACCTGAAGCTTGAAGAACGTAGTTTGAGGGGGCAGGAGGGACAGCATCAGCTTGGATGCAAGTGTCACTACACCCTTAGCACCTACGGATTGCCAAGGTTGAGTCAGGGTTTGATGGGTAACACGGAACTCATCACGTTGGATGAGGTAAGGAATGGTGAGCTTTGAGCACTCAACCGCTGTGTCTAGAAATTGAGAACGGTAGCTAGATAGATGATCGTACCTGCTTTTAGCGTTCATTTAATTAACCAATGTTAAGACCAGAGCCGGAAGTACCTCCGACATTAAGTGGAATACGAAGCGAAGCTACACCTCTGGCAAGACCAGTGGTAGTACCTCGTTGAGAACGAGCAGTACGAATACCTACGTTTGCAGCATCAATAGTGCTTTGAATAGGTCGCGGAGTGCTACCAGCTAGTTCTTGAGCCTGTTCTCGCATAGCTTGAATTTGTGCGTCATAAGCTCGTTGAGCTGCTTCTTGTTCCATACGGATGCGAGTAGCTTCAATGCCAGCAGCACGTTCTGCTTCTACTCGTGCGTGATGTTGTCGGCGTTGTGCGCCCATGATTAAGTGTCCTCATCAAGTCGGTTTTCGATCCACTCCACAACACTACGTTGACCAGCACGATACATAATGTGACCAACGCTTGTGTCGGGAGTGGGGTTGACGGGTGGAAAGACATCTTCAAGTTCTTCTAAAAGACGTCGAACAGTAAGCCCAAAGTTAGGCGTACTGTGGGAGGTTGGGGTTTGCATGTTCAAAGAACGCTGGCATACGTGCTCGCTTAGTTTCTGCAAGTTCAGGTGCTTTACCTTCGTACATTAGGCGATCACTGGAATCCAGCCAAAATTTTTTGTTTAGATATTTATTGGGATTGTTAGCCTTGAGCGGCTGCATCACCCAATTGATAGTTGCTTTACGGAGCTTGTCAAGAGAAGGACTCCAATCAAGACCGAGCTCCCGACACACCAAGCTATTTGTAGCCACGTGGACTTGTTCATCACGACTAATGTCAGCGGATACTGTCCTCAACCCCGCATCGCCCGTAAAACGGAAAAAGGGTAGGAGCACAAAGAAAACTGCACGTTCGGCAACCAGTGCCTTGAGGATCGTGTGATCCGGATGAGCAATCCAGGCGTCTCTGAGACGTTTGGCTTCTTCCTCAGCTTGCGGATCAACGCCAAGAGCATTGGCGATGTAACCCAATGCAAGGTCGTGATTTTCTTCGTCTTTGACATTAGACAATAAGAGCGTCCGCGCCAAAACCGGTACGTCATTTGCTAGAGCATCAGTAATGAAGTCACCCACTGGAAGTTCCATATGGCGAATTGCCAAGGCACGGTAGATAGTTTCTTCCGCACCTTCCAGTACTTGACCAGCAGTTGTTTGGACAGGAGTCCAGGTACGTTTACGTGAGAGTAGTGTTTGATAAGGGTTCATTCGCCGCAATTACAATCAGGAGCAGGGTCATTAAGAAGCGACTCCAGGTAATTTTCGACGTCTTCCTCATCCAAGGCAGCATAGGCGCTGGTCTTGTCTTGGGTGTCTCCCATTACCTGAAGCGAATAGTAGAGACTCGTCTGGTCAGATGCCAGCCAGTCTTCAATAAACGCTTCGTCATAGGTGATCACATCAGACCAACTATTGAAGCTGTAGCCGTGCAGAAGTCCGGTTTTATCAAGCATACGCATGATACCGTCTGCAACTTTTTTATATGCATCCCAGCCAACTTCCGATGCGATCTCAACAGGACCGTAGTCGTAGCTCTGGACGCCAAAGGTACCGCTATCACGGTCTACTTGACGGGCAATGGGAGGAGCAATCTCAGCGGTGGCAGTGTAGCCATCCGGGTCTTTGTATCTGTAACTACAAGAAGCAGTAGGAGCAATAGCGAAGGCACGATCCATGTTGTTAACTCGTGCAATCGACGCAGCTTGGGCGACGCCACTTTGGAACTCAAGAGCAAGGGTGATAGCAGGGGTGAACTCTTTGACTTGATCACCACTGTTGACCACTTCCAAAGCGTTACCAAATTGTTCGTACGTTACACCGTACCTTCGAAGGAGGTTGGCAAGACCGAGCATTCCCAGTCCGACTTGTCGATCGACGTCGGGTGACAGGTATTCGCCAGACTCTCCAACGCCTGTCCTGCTATGGAGACTGCACAACTCGGACATACCTTTAACGAAAGCCGGTGCGATGTCTTCGACGTCACAGGCAGCGAGATTGACATGCTGCAACAAGCAAGTTCCTCGTGACGGCAAGTAAACCTCAAGGCAGACGTTACCACGGATTCGGTTTCCATATGCATCAATTTTAGTTTTGTTGAGCCAGATGTCACCCTGGCGGATACCTTGAAGCAGTGCCTGGCGGACGTTAGGTGTAGCCTCTTCCCACCAATGGTCGTTGATGTTAACGCAACGCTTCACCCAAGGCAGTTCAGCTCGGGGAGCTTGAATAAACTCAAGGATGTCACTGTGCCGGAGATCGAGGTGGCACACCACAGCTCCGTTTTTGTAGACCCCGCCTCTACGGAGTGTTTCATTTAGGGTTGAGTAGATTCGTGCGAACGATACAGGTCCAGAAGCAACAAGACCTTTTTCATTTTCTGCTCCTTTGGCTCGGAGCTTTGATAGATGGACAGCAACTCCTGCTCCATATCGGAGTGCATGAGAGACGAATCTCCAACTTGCTTCGATTCCATTGGCACCTTCCATAGAATCCTCCACCACAAAGACAGTGCAGGAAACGGGAAGGCGGGAGGTGGGGTCGTCAATCCATGACTGTACGCGCCCAGTACGAGCGACGAGTTCTTTGGTAGTGGCGGACATTATTAAACGAGATCAGTGAGGGTAGGGGGTTGATAGTTTGGTCCCTTGAGGACCTTGCCGTCTTCACGGCGGATGGGTTTACCGTCTTCACCTAGCTTACTCATGTTGCTCTGGTGTACACGGTCTAGTGCTTCATCTAAATCCCAGTTCAGATTAGCAGCGTATTGATAGCAGACATAAACAAGGTCTGCAAGCTCTTTCAAACAGTCTTCAGCGTTACGTGTGTAGCCGTACAGCAGTTGCTGCTCAGCTTCCAGGAACTCTTTGAACTCCTCAACGATCAAACGCTTCTGCATCGCCCGTGAAGCTGGCCCAGTATCGTTCTTCACTTGATAGCCAAGGCGAAACTCTTTGGCTTGATTCATCAAGGATTTCATTTTCTAGTTCGTTCTGTAGGTAGTGGATTGCTTTGCGAAGATCTGCCACACGTGAGTCTTTGTAACCTGCACGGCAGATGTATTTAACGGCGTTACCCAGGTGGAAACTCAGTCCTTGGTCTCGGATGAAATCCCAAACTTGGATAGAACCTCGTCGATAGTAGTCGGGTCCAGTTGAGTTGGTTTTGGCCAATTTTTTAAGAGGTTAGTGAGTGAGTTGGAGAGGACAAAATTTTGCTTTTGGAGAGCAAGGAAGACAGTAATGATGTCCTCCTTAGCACTCTCCTCATTCTTGAGAGCGTCCTCAATTTGACGCATCTTGAACTGTTGCTCAAGAGTGAGTTCAACAATCGGGGGAGGGGGTCCATAGTTTGACGGACTCGGTGTCGAAGTCATAATCGGTACATTGGAGAATCTTTGCAAGTTGTGCATTTCTGAGAGCAGTAGATTCGTCAAGTCCTTTTGACTCAAATGCTTTAACGATTGATCCCCACGTGTAGCCGTTCTCTTCGAAGAAGGCTTCTGCACGTTTGACCCCGAATCCAGGAACTCCGCTATATCCATCAGTTTGGTCACCAGCCAGCGTCTGAACGTAGTGCCAACGCTCACCTTCTTCTTTGGTAATGGTGACAACTCCATCAGAAAAATCATACAGGTCTCCAGGTATCTGTCGCATGTCTTTGTCGGGACTGCAGATAATGTGTCCCTGTTCTTTAGTAGCGTAGATGCCCATAGCATCATCAGCTTCTAGCTCAGGCATCACAACAACGTTGTACTCTTCCTTGAGCTTGTTGATGACCCGTCGATACCCGCACGGTTTCTTGCGGTTTCGATGTCCTTTATACGCTGGGTCAATGCGCTTACGAAAATTGATACTATCAGTAAAAAACAAAATAGAATCGTCGAAGCATCCAAGATCATTTGAAATCTTG